GGTTAAAGTGAAAGTTCTTCAATACCAGACGATGACCTTACCGACTCACGATGCCAAGCTTGGCCGGACAAGACCTTCGACAGTTTCACTACTGTAGAAGATCCGTACGGACGAAGCAAAGACAAGGCAAGCATCAGCAAGCGTCGTGAATCAAGATTGTGTACAACCCAGAAACGTTCAATCGCCCTTAATCCCACCACCTACTGCTCAAAGGAGTTAACAGGAACCAATTTTCATGGTTCCCAGCCTTTGGGTAGCAGTAGATGTTCAGAAAGGACGAAACACAGCATATGCGTGTTACGAACGAACTTAGTTGAAAGATGACAACCTGTCTCTTCACGACTTACACAGTCTAGCGTAAGACAATAACCGGCTGTGACTAGATTTGCGAGCTCAAATCTGAGTTTTCCGCTCCTCCCTTACTGAAAGTTGTTTACTACAACTTCGAAGGCACCGATCGTTCAGGTGCATCAGATGGGAGACTTGGAAATTACTCCATTGCCAGCATAGCATAAGGTGCTATACCAGTCAAGTCACAGACTTCAAGATTCCAGTCCGACTCAAGAATGAGAGGCCTTAGGGGAGCACAGCTGCTCTCCCAAGGATCATAGTCTTTAGAGGAAGGAAGTTCTTTGAGACGTTGGGCCCAGCTCCAGCGCTTTTCAGCGCGACGGATCGCATGATTTGTAGTATCTTTCGGTTCACACCAAAGATCAGTCATCACACGACCATCAGAGCAGGCAGCAAGGTACATGTTGACCATAGTTCTACCATAGAACTCGTCATAACCGGGACTATCTTCCACTAAGGGAAGATTGCAGGCATCAATCAACTCCATAAATTTCTTATGAAGGATCCACGAGCTTTCCTTTTTTACAACTTGGAAAACCTCCCCTTTCTTCTGAAAGAGGCTGCAAATAGAGTAGTCCCGACCATCCTTAGGACAATGACGTCCATAGGGTACCAAACCAACACCTCCAAAACGGCGGGGAACATACCACGGTAATTTGATCTTATTGGCAGTCATAAACCGACCAAATCTACGAATAAAAATCGTATAGATTGGACCTTTACATCCCTCAGGGAGTGTGTCCAAAAGATCTTTAGCGTTGGCCGAGAAATTAGAATATTCATCAAAAATATTTTCAGGGCCTAGACCGAGTCCAGAGCGCTTCTTATGCAACATAATTCCAAGATTAATAAACTTGATCGACTCAAAACGTCGCAGTTGCAAAATAGAATGCTCGACTCCACACATCTCCCACTTCCGCTCCACATAACGAGGCTTGTCCAGAAAAGTCATTGAATTAATATTCATAAACTCCTTGGACCAATAGTATTTCCCAACACTTGGTAGTAAACCAAATGAGGAACACATAGAAAGCCACACGTCGTGTGTACGAGCGTTTGCGGGAAAAACGCAATCATCACCGTTGATCAACATAGGGCAATCCCGAATACGGAGATTCGGTCCGAAATCATTTCCGACTTCAAGTGTATAACGGCACAAGGCCGCATTGACAATGCAAAGTATCGGAAAAGATGTAACGGAGCCCATTAGTTGACCATTCGCTTGACGCTTCAGCGGGTTAAGACCCGCCTCATGTGCCCATACCTCAAGGGCACCGTTTCGCGAAAGCCGTGGATCAGTAATGTAATGACGAGTAAGAGATTCAAGAAATAAATTCAAGTAATTTTCTCTCAAGTCCTGGAACTCAATCCAGTCCTCCTGCAAAAAGCAGGACTCGCCAATAGCACGGGCAGCCTCCTCAGAGACCGCTGACAAAAGGTTGTCAGTCGCCGCGGAATAGTCACCAGAAAGCCATTTCTCTCCTGGCAGGAGAGCTTTAAGCACCTTGTGACACCTTTCCTCGGTAACTGGCTCACCGATCAGACAAAATTGTTCAATTCGTCTTAAGTGATCATGTAGAACCTTCTGTAGCGGCTTAAGGACGTAACCACGGATTGCAGGCCCCTTTGATATCACCCGAACTTTTAAAGCCTCAGGTAGAGCAACCAACTCAACATAGTTAGGTTCCTCCCTCGCCTTTTCAATTAGACGATACATCAAAGACGCCTCAAACCGCCGTTTGTTCAAGGATTCGCGTAAGCGACCCCCGTGCATCCACCGTTCCTCACCCCCTTCCCACCTCTTAACTACATCAAAAGAGATCATGTCTTCATCTACTGGTATTCCTTCCAGTAGTTTCGCAACTTCAGCCACTGCACCACCCTTCATTCTGCTACTACAATAGTTTGCAGAAGTTGATGGAAAGTTAAGCTTAAGTATATGTTGTGGTTTAATCCGCAATCTGCCAAAGACCTCACGAACTGTCCGACGCACCTGCCTACAAGCCATCTCGACGGTAATTAAACTGTCGGGGTTAAGCTTTGGCTCTTGCGTGAGCATTTCGAAGGTCTTGACCTTAGCAGCCTCCAAACCATCCTCGCTTGCGCGAGGGCAACCTTTCTTAAGTTGCAACAGCGATGTCATGAATTCATGGAAATGATTTTTACAACTATCTCTCTTGAACCTCAAAAACCACCGACCCCAGGTACTTCCAATAAGAACTTGAGGCAAATCCTTTTCCTTAAAAGGGGCCGGCGGCGGAGGACAATCAACGTGGTATGCATAGAATGCACTAATTTTATATTTAACAATTTTAATCCACGGATCAAACCCTCCTACCTCTCTCTCGAGTCGTCTCCATTTGTCTATCGTTGCGTCGAGCAACAAATTATCGACACGAAATCCGAAGACTTCAGATGTGAAAATGATGAGTTTAATACACTCATCTAGACTGGAATCCCCGCCTGACTTTTGTACAGGCTCTCTACCATGGGTCTCACCAGGAAGGAAAGACATATTCGGATATGAACATCCGTAGCGACAAACCATACAGCGGGTATTATCCTGCATGTTTGTTACCAAATGTCTTCCTGGGAGAAGGGTTGGCAGACGACTTTGCTCGTCAGCGTCCAATTTCATTGGACGCC